CTGAACCTAATACATCTATGCCGCCTAGCTCAGAACTGCCTAGCGTGAAGTAACCGCCTCCTACCGGGAAGTCTGGAAGAATAGAGGGGTCTGGTCTGGGAATAAATACGAGCTCCTGAGTCTCTGAGTCTATCCAGAATAGCCCTAGCCCTACCTGTATCGCATCTAGTATTAGCTCCGTCGGTATCACTTGAGTGAGTGTCTCTGAGGGTATGCGGCCAGCAGAAGGAATGCTTAGAGCGCTCATAGTAGTACCGAACTCTGTAGCAATTAGCTCGAGTTGCTCTAGTGGAGAGACATAGCCGTCTTCATTACTTGAGTCGAATGAGGCTATTCGAGTGTTTAGAAGCTGCTTCATAGAGTCATAGGCTGTTACCTGGAGCAAGTTATTTCCGTCTATCGTGTAGCTGCCCCCGATACTATCAACTACGCCGCTCCAAATAATCTTATCTACAGCATCTTTTGTAAGTTTGATTCTGACAGGTACGCCCGGTCTAAACGAACTTGTTTGCAGAAGGGTCATAGGCGTAGCTCTGTAGAGTAATCCGCGCTGCTGCCGGCTCAGGCTGGAAGTAAGTTGATCCTGAATTGAACCACCGTTCTCTATTAGGGCTTTATTGACTGTGCAAGATAAGTTCTGCCAGCTAAACGCTTGCTCACCTCCACCGCCTAAGACGTTTACGCCACCTAGAAGGCTTTCACCGAGGATAAACAGGTTGCCACTTGATAGAACTGCTGTGCTGCCTAGTGTGCTAATTCCAATAATAAAAGCGTTATCTGAGGTGTCGGGTAAAAAGAACTCGACCCTTAGGTCACTTGTAATGTCGAAGTTAGGGATTGTGGTCTATCTCAGAAGCCGCGTTACTTCCCTGTGTCTTTAGCGCGTCTGTTTATGTCTCTAATGATGTCCTGAGCATCTACCTTTGCCCGGTTGATGTTAACGTTTATGGTTGTACCTGCATCACTCCCTGAGCCTGTATTCCCCTTAGTCTGCGAAATAGGCTTGCCGAACTGATCGAAGCGTTGAGTAGGAGTCATGTTGCTTTGCCTCTGCTGATTGCCTGCACCTGATGTTACATCTGGCGCAAAAGAGATAGCCGCTGCCGCCGCGTTAGCCTTACCCATAGCTCCTGAGAATCTTGCTGTAGCCGCTGCCATGTCTGAAAAGTATGCGGCAGGGTTACTAAGAAAAGGAGTGGCGCTAAACATCTGACCAATAGCCCCAAAAGTTTCCTGAGTGAATACGCTCAGGTGTGTGAGCATTCTCATGACACTAATAATGCTGTCACCTAGCCAGTTGAAAACCTGATCTGATGTTATGTCATTTGAGGCTACCCCAAAAGTCTCTGCGAACTTGCTCATAGAATCACCGATAGCGCTTATTTGAGTTTGTGCCTCACCGCTAGGATCTATGATTGACTCCCAGAAGTCTTGCACTGCCGGGATAACTGTCTCTAGAATAAACCCTTGGAAGTCCTGCATTATAGGCATGAACTTTTCGCCGATTTCCGCGCGAGTGTTCTCTATCTCTGCTTTTAGTATGCGCTGCTGGTTAGCTAAGCCGTCTGAGGTGTTTGCGAAGTCTCCGGTTACGCCTGATGTTTCTTGCATTAGCAAGCTATAGCGCGCTGTGACCTTCTCTGCCTCGGTCATTTGAGTAGTGCCGTCTGTGATGCCCTTCTCTAAGGCGTGAGCCTCTACTGCTGCTGCGCTTAGGTCTATGCCGTACATTCTTAGCGGCTCTGATTGCCCTGCTAGTCCAGACTGGAATTTAGCTAGTGCATCTCCGACATCTAGATTGAAGACTGAGGCGAAGTCTGCTCCGCGCTGAGAAATTTCATCTACTACCTGGACAATGTTGCCGCCTTCACCGGCGATAGTTCCAGCGAAACTAGAGAACTGAGTAGCTATGCCAAAGAGCTCCGTCTTGCTGAGTCCTAAGCCCCTAGCTGCGTTCTCGCCTAGTTCTAAAATGCCTTCTGCGGCATCTCCGAACGATACATTTACCGCGTTTATACCTTCTGAGAGATCACTAGCAGCATCTATCGCGGGCTTTATCTGTGAGGCTATTGCAGCACCTAAGCCGATAGCAATACCGGCAGTAACCTTTGCTATGTTCTTGCCTACTTTGGCAAAGTTAGCGCCTAGTTTATCGAAAGAACCTTGAGCGCCTTTAGTAGCCTTAGCGAGGTTTTTATACTCTCCCAGTATCTCTACATTTAGCACTAAGCTCATTTGCTTCTCCTATGCACCTCTGCCACGAAAGCCGAGTATTTCCGTTTGTGTGAGTTTTCTATACTCACTAGGTTGCACTCCTGTCGCTAGTACGAACCCTGCCATTTTCTTAGCGTGTCTTTCAGCTACTTTTTACTTTTGGGTCTGTCGCTCCTAGCATTCCTAAAGCCTGCTTTTGAGTTACCGTTTCAGTATCCTCGAATTTGTAATTAGGGTTATCTTGCTTCATAGCCACATAGTAAAGAACTCTAAGTGCCCTGCCCTTTGGCTGTCCGTCTGAGAAGATTTCATCTATGCTGCGACCTACTAGCAGCTCTATTTCTTCTACTTGCCCTAGTGTCATTTCGTCGAAGTTCATCATTCTGTGTCCTTAGAGTTTCGTTTTAGCGGTTTCTGTTTTTATTAGCTTCTCCATTTGACTGAAGTAGTTTTCATAGATTTCTTCTCTAGTGTATCCCAGAGCCCTTACAAAGAACGGCTGTGGTCTTATGTGTCTTTTGAACCAGCCCCAATGAATAGGGTTAGCGTAGGGAACACCGGAGCTAGAGTTTCTGTTATTACCTGCCTTGACTGTGATCTTTCCTCTGGCTGTAGCTCCAGCCCTGATGCTGTTTCTAAGATTGCCTGTGCGAACCGGGACTAGACCGCGTGCCTGATTAGCTACCAGTTCACCGGATTCTTTTCCAGCGTCTTTGATAGCGTCTTTAGGTACACCAATAGCATCTAAGGCTTTGTTTATCTCTCTTAGATTCTTGACCTTTACGCCCGGTTGCACAGCCATGACTAGGAAGTTACTACTGTAACCCCAAAGAACTCGGAGCTATCTGCATCATTAGGTGTAGTTACAACTCTAAGGGTAACTGAGAAGGTTGAAGTCTCGTTACTGTTTAGGGTTAGCGGTGGGAGTTCGCTGAACTTGACCACGCCTGAATAGTGAGGTTCTGAGGCACTAGCTACTGTGTTTCCATTAGGAGCAATTACGAAAGTTGCAGTAGTTCCAAAGTTAGCCCAAAGAACGCGATAAAGAGAAGTAGCATCACCGGAGGTAACACCCTCTAGCGATAGAGTCCACTCTCCACCTACTCGCTGCTCACAGAAGGTTTGAACATCTCCAGGAGCATCTCCCAGGGTTAGCTCTACCATGTTTACAGCGCAGGAATATTCGACATCTGCAATAAGGAAATTGATGTTCTCTGCGACAATTCTTGTGTTAGTCATTTGATGACCTTTCTAAATAGTTATTTCTAGCTCGACTGAGATATTAGCCGATAGGTATTCAGCGTTATTTGTTTGTAAGTTGTAGGGTTCATTTACTCGAATCACTCGAGCGTATCGCGGCATAGCATTTAGAACATCGTGTATTGCCTGATCTAGATTCTCTGTAGCCTTTTTATTAGTGGCAGTAGAAGCTATGACCACTAGCTCTAGATTTAGATCGTACTGAGTGCCTAGAGTGCTAGGTGTTAGATAGGGAGAAGCGGCGTTTATTATTACTATCGGCGGCGTTATGCGCTCAGGAACATAATCTAGAACCCTGATGCTGGCAGCCTCTAAATCAAGCTTGAACTCTGCCTTAGAGATTGTTATTTCGTTAGTCATATTGCATAGCCAACATAGGGATTCAGCAGCGGATAGACAGCGCCCATAGGGTCTTTAGCTACCCTGATAGCGCTGCCGTCCATACTTGCAAACTGAGCAATACCGTTAGGCGCTGAACGCCTGTGGAACAGCTCCGAGGAACAGATAAGAGTACCCTGCCTGTGAATCTCGTCTGGGACAGTAGTAATCACGCCGACATAGTTCGCGACCTGCGCAGTTCCAGAGTCTAGGCAGGATTGAATGAAACTACCTGTCTCCTCTGTCCCTATGTAGGCTTGAAGGTCTGCCAGCGTGACTACTGTTGTCATTTAGTTATTCCTTAGGTTGCCTGTATTGCAACTACTGCGCCGGCGAATGGTGTAGTAATCGCCATGTAGCCGTAGACAGATACTGAATCTGTAAGGGTAGTGATGTCTCCGTCTGTCAAGCGAACTGGAGCACCTGGAGACTCGAACGACTGGATAGCGCGGCTGTTAGCCATGTAGCCCCGGTCTGCGTTCATGCCTGGATCTACAATTAGCGGCAAGCCCAGAAGGTTTCCAACTAGTCCAGGAAGGTCAGCAGTTCCAACGTTGTTATTGCCGTCTCCAACCTGTAGGACTACTGGTCTGCCGTCTGTTCCAACTATGGTCATTAGCTTCTTGTAGACGTTAGTTCCGCAAACAATAAACTCAGGTCGTAGCCCGGTGTTAGTGAAGATGTAACTAGCGCCGTCTGTAATTCCCTCTATTAGAGCGGCTACAGTTCCAGCGGAAACATCAAAGACCTTGCCTGCCCCTGCCATTTCGAGCGCTTGCAAGTGATTGATGAAAGCAGTGTTAGAAGCGTTTGCATAAGCAATAGTTAGCGCCTGGAATACGGTGTTTAGGTAATCAACTGTTGAACGCTCGATGGTCTGCTTAGAGAAGGTTGTGTATCCACCGTAGGTTGCTACTGCTGCCGAGGTGTTAGCGATTGTCAAGTTACCAAAAGCTAGAGCATCGTTCTCTGCTGCCTGAGCGGTTACTGACAGCGTGTTAGCTGTTACAGAAGCATACTCAACACTCAAGCCTGAGCCTGGAAGCGCTGCGCGCGAGAAGGCTGATAGAGCCGGGCGGTTGAGGTTGATTAGGTTGTTGATTTGACCGACAAAAGCAGCGGTTGTTACTGTGTTAGCAGTAGTCGAAGCTGCGCGAGCAAGCTCAATAGCCTCTGCATCGCCGTCTAGTAGTTTCTTAGCAAACTCGCCCTGAGAGCGAATCTCTGAGCCAATTACTTTAGGTGTTTCAATAGTTAGTCCTGCTTCAACGACTCGGCGCAATTCAGCAACCTCATCTTGAACAGAACGGACTTCTAGTTCTATGTTCTCAGACATTAAGTCTCTTTCTTCTGTTTGGGTTTCGAGGGCTTCAACATCTTGTTGATCTTCTCTAACCTCGGTTATGTTTGCACCAGCGAAAGCCGGAAACGGCACGACAGAAACCTCTTTTAGGTCTATGAGTGTCCGAGTTATCAGCGAGCCATCTCTATCATGTTCGATAGGCATGAACCCTACTGAGAATTTATTTAGTACGCCGTCACGCATAAGAGTCAAAATTTCATCGCCCCTAGAGGTCTGGCTTACTTTGGCTGTGATCTCGTAGCCTGCATCTGTTTCTCTGCCTGAGATAACTTTGCCGATTGGCTCTTCGTGACCGTAGAACAACTTGACATCTTCGACTGAGTCAATAGCGCCCGGCGCAAAGCGCTCCTGAATACCGCCACCGATAGAAGCCTCCTGATTATAGGGAACAGCTAACCCGGTAATTGTTCTTTCCTCGACAGCATCTAGTGATAGCGCTGCTTCTCTAATTTCAATTTCAGACATCTAAGCCCTCTCTTTGTCTTACTTCCTCAGCAGTTAGGATACCTGCGGCGATAGCGGTTGAATAGTAGTTATAGCGTGTAGCGACATCTGCCCGGAATAGGTGCTGATAGTCAAATTCGACTCGAGTGCCTCTAGGCAGGCAGTTGCTTAGTGCATCTGTAATAGCGTCTGTATAGCCCATAAGTGTGTGGCGAAAAAATACGGCGTTCTCATCAAGCAAGTTTGAATATGTGTCTGAGCCGCCTGGAACTGTCGAGAGAAGTAGCCGCGCTGGGATACCGAATAGTCGAGCTATGTTTACTGTGCTCTGCTCTACTGTGTCTGTAAAAAGAGCTTCTCTAGGAGAGAGCGAAATTGCCTGATAGTCAAAGCCGTTACCTAGAACTGCGATTTGTCTATTCTGCTGCTTATTGTGCCAGTTGTTAGTAATCGTATCGGCTTGCTCGGCGTTTACCTGTTCGCCCGGTCTTGAGGATACCTGTAGGTACACCTGCCTGGCTGAACCAGTTCTTAGCGTAGTCGCGTAGGTCTAGAGCCGCTGAGATGTCTTTCCTGCAAGACTCAATAGGGCTAATACCCCTAAGGTTGCCTGTCTTTGTAAAGAGCCTTATGTGCTCCATTTCGTTTCTTCTGTAGGTAACACCTTGATAGCTGTAGTAAACTCCCTGATTCAAGTCCTGATCGTTTACATAGGCTACGGATACAGCAGAAGCAGGTAACAGGGTTAGATTGTTTACTTGCCCGTTTGACCCAAAGCTTTTGTGCCAGAATGCGTTGCCTTCAAGAGCGAGACTTGTAACGGTCTGGAATAAAAAGTCGCGCCTGTTGCTGTTGATGTCTGGCTTATTTACTAAGACAGGATTCTCAACTCTGAAATCCATGCCGGTCGCGTAGCGATAAGTCTCAATAGGCATTTTAGAAATTGGAGTAGCAATTATCTGTATTGACCTGTAGACAGCCGTAAGAGTTAGCGCGGTGTCCGCTGTAACAGTAGCGTCTGACCTAGTAGGTATCGTAGGTTGCGCTGCTCGCTTCTCTGAGGGCGCGCCTGTCAGTCTTTGCCATAGTGTTGCCATGCACCTATCCTAATTACATTAGTGTAATTTAGAATACACCAATTTGGGCGTGTTGTGCTCTTTCACTTACATAAGTTGCGAAAATAGTTGCCATGAGTGCGTCTACTTCACCGTAGGATTCTTTCCTAGCAATAAACCAGCGATCTCCCAGATACTTGACTACGCCATTAGGATTCTGCACGATCAGTAACGGGTCATTATTGTGTCTAACTTTGTCTGTTGAGAATAGCGCGTGAGTGAGTGAGCAGGCTGCTGCAACTTCCGAAGCAAAGAGCTTCCAAGTAGGGATTCCCACCTGCTTCATTCTGTGACCTAAGCCGGGGAACATTCTGTCATCTACCACAATTGCCCTGGGTGAATACTTATCATTCAGCTCTATCATTCTGTCGAATAGCTGATTCTGATTAGGGTTTACAAACGTCTGGACTAGCTCCGTCTGTTGCTTGCCGTCTTTTTCGTTTGCAACCGCGATAGTGGCGTGAGTCCAAGAGAGAGTTCTATCAAGAGCGAACACAGCGCCTACCTTATCCTCGACACCGCTGCCTGCTGCCTTCCTAAACAGGTCTCCGGCTAACCAGCTTTCAGCAGTTCCGCTAATGAATTGGTTGAGCCTGTAGCGCCTGGCTTCGTGCTCAGGAAGTGTCTTGAGGTCGCTAATAACCTGTTCTAGTGGGATTCGCCCGGCGGCAACTGAGGGATTAGCCGCGAAGATAGCATCTGGGTCTGTGACCGGAGCGTTCTCTGGAGCTTCCCAAAGAAAGAACCCAAAGCGCTCTAGTTCTGTATCTCCGGCTGCTGCTTTCTTCCCGGACTTGTAGAGCTCGATAAGGGTTTGTGAGTTTTGGTCTCCTGCTGTAGTTATGCCTAATACCATGCCGTCTCTGCGCTGAGAAGTACCCAGAACCGCGGCGCCCCACATTCCTGCCTTAGCCAAGTGGAGCTCATCGAATAGGCAAAGCGAGATAGGGATTCCCTGAAGGGCTGATTCCTTAGCGGCTTTTACGTCATAACGCCCTGTGCCGTCTGCTGTTAAGATTCCGCGCTGCTCTGTGGCTTTCTTGAACCGCTTAGACAAGAACGGGTTGTTCTGGATTACAAAGAGTACACGCGAGTAAATAATGCGCGCTTGGTCTGATGAGCTGGCAAGCGATAGCACCTGTGCCCCTGATCTCTGATGAACCAGAAGCCCGTAGAGCCCCAAGATAGCTGCAAGTAGGCTTTTTCCATTCTGCCTACCGAGTGATACCACCGCTTGCCTGTATCTTAGTCTGCCAGCTAAATCCGGATTTGGGTGATTACCCGGGTATCTTTCTAGAAGGTGTCGCAATAACCACCGCTGCCACTCATCTAGTTCTAGCCCTTCTGGATTCTCCGGAGACTTCCAGGCTATATCTGCCAGTTCTATAAGCAAGTCCCCATCTGTAATGAAGTCCTCAGATAGCGGTTGCGTGTAGGTAACTGGAAGCTGAAGCATTACCGGGTAAGTAACTTCTCTAATGGATCTATGTCATGCCTGTTTGCGTTTAGTTGGGACTGTAATTCCAAGATTGTTTTGCGGAGCTCCGCTGCTGTCGAGGTGTGACCGGTTTCGTCGAAGGAAGCCGCTAGACGTACTGCCATTCCTGCGATTACTTTCTGTTCAATAGTCATACTAAGAGTATCAAGCCACTCCTGAAGTCTTTCCTGTATCATGCTGTTTCCTTCCTCGGATTATTTACCTATTGTGTAAAAACTTGTGG